ATTTTTGAGAAAAAATTGAACGGTTCTTGCAAAGTGGGTCACACTTTGGAGGAAAGGTCAACTGCTTAGGCAGTTGGAATAGGCGGCCAAACGGGGTTCGTCGGATCTTCGGTTGTGGGGGGAAGATCGCGAAGGGCTTGGCGGTAATCCAGCCACTCTTGTTTCTTTTCGAGGGTGGCGTGAGGATAGTCTGGTGCTACGTAAGCATCACTCCCTTTTAACTTTTCATCACGTCGTTTACGAAGTATTAAGAAGGCTCGTTTATTAGTATAAACCGTTTCAAATTCTTCTCTATTTGGTTTTTCTGTATCTTCAATTTCAATATCGTCATAAGAAAACCCAGTAAACGATATTTTTATTGCACCGGTTTCGTGGTGTAAAGGTGATAATGTCTCTACCGTTTCCCACAAAAGTTCGTGCAATTCAAAATTAGACAATTGCATACTTTATTTTAGTATTTTATTTTATCCATATATACGAATTGTATCCAGTTTTCGTCGGCCAATACCTTTTTTCAGCAGCATTATCAACATCCCGTGCATAAGCTTCAGTTATAGGTAAATTAAATGTTCCATTTGCGGTCGGATTTTCTACGAAATACGCCACAGATTGATCCCATACATTATTATCATTGTGATCTGTTGGATCTAAACCAAGGGATAATGCACCCTGTGCGTTCCATCCATAAAAACTCATTGAGGTATTCGGTGGAAGATTTATGGCGGCGGCAGTCGTACCCCCCGTTCCCGTGGTGGCTGTGAAACCGCCCATAGTTCGCATACCCATATACGCCGTGCTATACGTCCAACCCACGGATCCTTTGCCCCAAGATTCAAGTGTTTGTCGCACTTGTGTAGCATTTGCCGTCATCGCCTTTATGAGGTCTGTATCTTGTACGAATGTGAATAATCCAGACCACCCACTAGTTGAACCCGCTAACGGACTAGCCTCCGTGTATCTATCATTCGCGTATTCTACACGCATCCAACCACCAGTTCCTATACCGCTCACAGTTCCATCTAAATCACAATAAATTTGGGTCGGAGTGACATATCCTTCGGGCCGTATCCAATAAAATCCACTGTTACGCATGTTATTATTGAGTAAATGCACTGCGCTAGGTGCTGCTTTTTCCGGAGATGACCCGTCTAATAAGAATTGTAAACGCATACCGTTGACGAGAATATCTCCACGAATATCCAATACAGCCCTCGGTTCAGTTGTTCCCACCCCTAATCGCCCATTTTTAAACGTAATAACATTTGGTTCTTTGTTGAACAATTCTTTTTGATACGCGTATAATTGCCATATTTCATCTTCCGAAATAGGTCTATTGTATAATCGGAAATTTGCGATCGAACCATGAAATTCATTTGCTGCATTATTTCTACGTCCCAATTGTAATTGTGCACTCGCGGGTAAGTTTAAAGGTTTTCCATACGTTCCACCACCGGATGTAGTATATATGGGTGCGTATTGACCGTCTATGAAAGCAAGTCTCTGTTCACCATCGTACGTTACTACGAGATGATACCATTTTTTTACAGATGGAATTTCATTATTAGGAAACGAAATTTGTACATCATTATCCCAGAAATAATAAAGTAATTGGTACCCACTTTCGAAAGTAGTATTAAATCTTACACCCAATGCTTGATGACTTGTTCCCTCACCACCGGATGCAGATATACTAAATAGTGCATCGTCTCCAGTGTTACCAGTATTTATAAATTTATCCATCCTGAACCATATACTAGCAGAATGCGCTTGATTACCCACGAACGTAGAAGGTAAAGTGGCTATAAACGTATCCGTTCTCGTATCGTCGCCACCAAATTTCCATGCTTTATAATCACTATCAAAAGTTATGGTACTTCCACTGTTTGAGATTGTGGCATTTTGTGCGGTCACACCCGTCTTATTAGTTATAGTATTCTCTACAGAACTATAATCCTGTCCATCATAATATACAACTAACCAATCGGTATTAGGAATGTTATTCACAGATCTCATGATTATATCGGTTCCATAAACTTCCGGATCGTATTCCGGTACACCGTATAATTCCCATGAATATAGAGATGCTGCATGGTGTCCGTTTGTCTTGTTTATGATCATCGCGTATTTAGAAAAAAATAGGTCATTGTCTGTGTAATACATAGGAGAATATGTAGCTTCACCTTTACTGTCGCGTCTGTATGTTAAAGTGGAATTGGCCCCCCACGCGGAATCTTGTGTGATCGTATCATCTGAAAATTCCCAAGCGACATCTCTAGGTGTTTTATAAATAAATCTACCCACATATTTCCAGCTAGTAGTGGTCGTATCATATCCGTAAATTATACCTTCGTATGGTGTGTGCAAAGTTGGACCGGAGAATCTGAATGTTTTCAATGACATTTTTTCGGGTAATTCTAAGGCTATCCAATCACCCGGTTCGGAACCCGTGAATAAATATTCAGAAGCAGAACCTGTAGGACTCGAGGGATTACCAGTTTTATTAGTATAATTGTCGGTGTATCTATTATCATCCGTCCTCCATCTATTGTCGTAGTTAAAGTCGGTGCTATTATTATCAAAAGTCTTCCAATCATATTGGCTATAGGTCGAGTTTTCACTAGTAGATGTTACCGTATAACCCTGGTCAATATCACCCGTCAAAGCCACCCTCGGATACTTAATAAGCTTTTTGGATCGGGGAAACTCTACAACAACATTCGAATTTAAATTAATAAACGCTGTATTATCCGTATTCGTGGTGAGATCAACGTTGGATTCAATCGTTGTTATACCTGTGAGTAAACTTCCATCTCCTATGAATTTAGAGGCTTCTACGTTCCCACTGGCCGTCAAATTAGAAGAAACGTAGACGTTCCCCGCCACGTGTAAATTCGCGTGGGGGGCACTCACCCCAATTCCCACGTTACCAGCACCCGTGATACGCATTTTCTCGGCACCCACGTCTCCGTCGTTGACCGTAAACCTAATATGCCCAGATGGACCGGGTGTGTTTATAGACGTCAGACCGGTCGCTGTTTGTTTAAGTGCGTATGTGGCCGGTGCATTTTGTGAAATGTGTGCAAAACGTCCATCATTACCCACCGCCACTTTTCCGAAATAAGAGGTCGTATTCGTATCATATCCCGCGGTGACGTTCCCCGTAGCGACAATATTACTCGAGGCGACGAGGGATGTGATCGCATTTGAAAATTGTACCGTATTCGAAGTGACGTTCCCTAGGTTGGTAACCGCTTGAAGCGAGTGTGAAGAAGCGGCGGAAATTGTGTTGATCTTTAACAAACCACCTATCGAAAGGTTATTTTGGGTGATCACATTACCTAGGACATTTACGGTAAGTTCTTTCGTGAGATCATTCGTAACCGTCACAGTATCGAGTGGATCGGCTGTATACCCGAACGTGAGTTGATCTGCGAATCCACTCCCCGTTCCATGGTGAATGATCGCGATGTTTCCGTTAGCGTTGGACGGGTCGTTTTGTATGATGATACCCTTATCAGTCGTCGATGACGCATTATTATTGGCGATACCTATGATCGCATCTTTTATTAATTTTGTTTCGGATTCAACGATAAACTTTTTACCACGCATAAAGATATTCCCCGACACGTCGAGGTTAGATGTTATCACAGTCGTATCGCCCGTCATGGTAATAAACGAATCCTTTAAGAATTTATCGGATGCGATGTATGGAACGGTTCCCGCGGTTAAACCAACAACTTTAATGTCACCCCCGACCTCTATATTCGCCGTGGTCACGAGACCCGTCGTCACATTCGAAAATTGTACGACGTTTGTGGTGACGTTTCCATTATCCGTAACACCTTGAAGATCCGTCACGATACCGGATAGTTTACTTCCGTCACCTTCGAAATAGGATGCGACGACATTTCCATTAACCGTTAAAACGTTTGCATCCGTATCCCTGACGTATAGGTTTCCTCCAACCTGTAAAGTATTACTCGTGAGTGTATGGACATTACCTATTCCAACGTTACTCGCTATGTACACGTCATTATTTGCCCCGTCGGACCATTGACTCAGAGTTCCACTGATCGCACTCGAAGGAATACTAGTCAAACCCGCGCCGCTTCCAATAAACTCAAGCGCGTGGATGTTCCCTGTAGCTACGATACCTGTCGTCGCATTTGTAATTTCAATCGTATTCGAGGAAACGTTTCCCTTTCGTGTGACGTTTTCGAGGTTAAGAACAGTCGCATCTGCCTCGAGTTCGCTCGTGACGTAAATGTTACCACCTGTTATGAGTAAATTTTCTGCCTCAAGATTCGACGTTCTGAGTGTCGCGTTCGTGATGTCGAGAAACCCAGTTGGTGAGTTAATCGGCATTTCGTCTACTATGTGTTGAGGTTTTTTATTAAGTATTAAGGTGCGCTCGTATCAACGTCCTCTTCCACTGGAATTTGGTACGTTAGAATAAGCGTTTCCTTCGTGGGATTTGTGGGCATCGTTCCCGCTTCTAGGTGGCGCTCAAGTTCTTTTTTATACATTTCTTCACCCGAAATCCTGCTTCTATTATCAATAGCGTTATCGATCCACCCTTTAGGATCAACGGAAACTGCTTGCATACATTTTGTAGTCACATCAGACATATTAATCGTGTAGACAGAAGTTCCATCTTCGTTGACTGTAAAAGTGCTCGTGTATGTATTAAAACTCATATACTTATACATGTTATATTTTTTTAAGCTAATAGATGTCCACCGAAATAAGCTACACCCGTACTATTATAATGTGCGTACGCATCTCGTACATATACACCGATCGTATCGTTTACGTTTAACCACAATGTAGTCATCAACACCATATTAACGAAGTGTGGTATAGTATCACCACTTACACCGTACGCCATACCAGTTTTAGTTATGCTCGTACTTCCATTGATGATAAAACAAATTTCGTTTTTACCGGTACCGGCGTGAGAATACATTTGTCCGTATACCCAATAATGCCCTGCTACGGGAGCTGTGAATAAACCAGTTGAAGTACTGTACCCACTTCTTTGGTTAATTTCAGCTTGATTAAACGGTACGGTACCCGTATTTCTATATCCATTTGTACTAGTATAAGACGCGCGCCAAAGTGGACGAGTTGTTCCACCAAACGAGGCACCCCCCGAACTAATACCCGTAAGCGCGGATCCGTCGCCCTCGAAAGCGGTCGCCTTAACTGTACCATTCACATCTAATTTTTGTGTCGGGATGGCGATATCAATTCCAATGTTGGTATTCATACGTGTTAGTTTGGCGAGTGTCGGAACGTTGAGTGCGTTTATGGTTATGTTTCGTACGCGATCCTCGGCTTGCACACCACCACTTCGCCCCGTCACACCAATGTACGTGGGTACGGTGTAACGCGCAGCGTAAGCGGTGCCGAAATCGTGTGTAGTTGTTTTAAGCGTTGTTCCACTCGAATTTTTAATAACCGACGTCATTACACCGTTATTAAACGTAACGGTAACGGGCATCCATCCATTCATTTGTAAACTCACTCCCTGCTGCGATAACCTGGTCGCCGTATGATCGTATAACTCTACATTATCACCGCCGTAATATTCCCAACGCATATATGCCCCACCGTGGCCATTTGTTCCAGTCGCACCATCATTGCTCGTAATTGGACCAGTTGCATAGAAGATAAATCTCATGTCGTCGGCACCACCGTAATTAATAGGTAAAATGTAGATATCAAACGTGGCTTCCCAGTTGCCCGTTAACGTCGTCTGCCAGTAGACCGAGCCTATACGGCTCGTACCTCCTTGCGTGACGCGAATGTATCCATTTCCCGTATCACGGATCGCGGTATTATTCGAGTTACCACTCAAAGTACCAGTAAATGTCGTCCCAGAAGCCTGGTCATCGAATACGAGCTGCTGCGTACCAGAGCCACTCCCGGCAGCGTATGTCCATTGCCCTCCCCCCGAAATACCCGTGAGAGCCGATCCATCGCCTTCAAAAGCTGTGGCTTTAACAGTTCCGGCCACATCTAATTTCTGTGTAGGTGTAGTTTGCCCAATTCCCAAATTTCCCGCACTATCGATCGTCACCTTTTCCTCTGCGGCATCTAAACCACTCGTTCCAGTAGAAGATTCTTGGTTTCCTAGGTAAAATGCAAATCCATTAGACGTCGACGCGGAATTTACAAACTCTAACCGATTATCGGACATACGTACAGATGATTCATATATACCACCATCCTGTCTAAATAAAATCATGGGATTATCATTTTCATCACTTGAACTTGTCCTATCGTATGTAATAGCGATAGAACACGTATGTCCAGCGCTAAAATAATGTCTAAAAATACCCATGGACGCACGAATTGTATCACCACCTAACCATCTACCGTTGTTTATGCTAGACGATGTTCTGATAGCATCGTTGTAAATAGTCGGACCACCCCCGGAACCACTTATACCCTGCCCTGGATCGTTAAATACAAAACTTGCATTTATTGCCGGGTTGTGTTCATTTCCATTAGAATCAAGTTTATTCAAATGAAACCCTACATATTGACCAAGTGCAAAACGAATAGGCATCGTACCATTCCACGTCACGGAAATACTCAAGTTTGATTTAGTGAAATCGGTCGGAAGTACAAAATCACCGTATGTATACGTATGCCATCCACCAACTTTAGAAGTACTCGGTATAGCAGTTCCAGTTGTAAAATTTACTGTATACGTATTAGAACCACCCGACCCAGATCCCGCACCGTTATTATCTGTGTCTGCTTCTAGTATAAGTTTACAGTCACCAGTTCCTCCGGAAGAAATGTGCATGGTTCCTTGAGGGAGGGAAGTACCCACACCAACATTTCCATTCATGTAAAATAAATTACTGGATTCACCGGTCCAACCAAATAGTTCACCCTTTTTACGAAGATTTCCTGTAAAATTAATATCACCCTCAACATCAAGTGGATATTGTGGAGGAGCTGCTGTAGCTATGGCCACGTGTTGTGACGATGCTATGGTCGTTGTACCCAGTTCCGTAAACGCCTCGGACGCTGCGGAAGCTTCATATTCATTCTCGTCTGCTGTGAATACATCACTAATATCTTTGGTCGCGTCGAGCGTTTTTGCGTAGCCCAACCAGTTTTCAAGTTTCATCTCGGTAATATCAGATTTCCCGGCGTGTGCGAGTGCGGCAGTACGTGTCGCGACTTCGTTGGCGTGACCAGCTGCGGCGCCTATGGTCAATAACCCACGGGGAAGGATATTCTTTTTACGTCTACGAAACTTCATCTTTCCTCCAGTAAACGAGATACGGGTCTCATCTCCTAACCAGAGTGAATTATCACTCAAAAACAAGTGACGAATCTTTGCTTCCGCACTGCCTATATCAAATTGTTCGTGTTGTGTGGGTAAGATATGCCCGCCTATGAGCGTTCCACCGTTAATGTGAAGGGTATCTAAGGGTGCATCTGTCCCGATACCTACGTTCGATGTGGTCGTATCTACGAATAGGTTAGCAGTGCCCACCTCTATATTCGATGCCGCGAGAAACGCTTTTGTGACGTTGTTAAAGTTAACTGTGCTATTGGTATTTGCGCTCGTCACGATATTTATTTGATCGAGAACGAAAGTCGAAGCTTGAACGTTCCCACTGTTCACCCTGAGGTGGGCATTGTTAATATCGAGAAACGTATCGGTGCCGTTCATATCTATTATTGGGGGAGGTTAAAATTTTTGAGAAAAAATTGAACGGTTCTTG